GCCCACTTGTCAGCCTCAGCGGTTCTGGCCAAGCGAGCTTCCAAGCGGATCTCATCCCACCGCTCGCGGCTGACTCGCCGGCCACCCAGTTGAGTGCCGCGAGCCTTGGCCGCTGCGAGTGCCGCCTTGGTTCTCTTAGAGATCGCTTCCGCCTCTTGCTCCGCGACCGCACTGAGGATGTGAACAACAAAGCGATTGGCCTGGGGCATATCGACGGCCACAAACTCGACTCCCGATTCCATCAGGTTCGAGATAAAGGCGACGTTGCGCGCCAGTCGATCGAGCTTCGCGATCACGAGGGTAGCGCGGTGCTTCCGGCAGAGCCGTAGGGCATCAGCGAGCGCCGGCCGGTCGTTGCGCTTGCCGCTCTCAACTTCAACAACTTCCTGCACCAGCGACCAGTTTCCGCCATTGAGATAGCCGGTGACGGCGGCGCGCTGCGCTTCGAGGCCCAGGCCGCTTGCTCCCTGCCGTGCCGTCGAGACCCTGAGATAGCTCACAAATTTGCCGTTTGCCATGGTGTGTTACATAGCCTCAACGTCCGTAGAAAGAATGTAACAAGAGGAGCGTACAGAGACAAGAGGTCTGAGCATCCTCCCAAATCGAAGGTAACGAGCGAGAGCTGACAGCCTAAACGGGCGAAGGCTCAGAGCCCGTCTTGCAGTGCTCCAGGATCATCTCCATTTGTTCTGTGGTCAAGCGCGTTCCGGCCGGAGCCCAGCCCTGAACTATGAAGTCCATCAATTCGTCGTCGGACATCGAGTTGAACTGATCCCGAGCCTTCTGCCTCTGCAGATGGTCTACAGCTGCGATTAACTTGCTACGCATGTCGCTCACTTTGTGGTGTCTCCTAAAATTCTGTCTAGAGCCGCTTCTGTGATCGGACCCTGAAGGTGGCCGCTCGCTCTCAAGGCATCTTGAAGTTCTTCGTTGGTCATCTCTCTCGCCGGCCGAACGGGCTGCACCTGGAGAGGTCCACCCCCAGCTCCACTGATCTCGTTCTTGTCCTTCCACATCCCGAGATATCGACCGAGAGCAATAACAGCGTCATGCTGGTTGCGAGCGAGCGCCTTCACTCCATCTTTGGTGCTTTGAGCGCCGGCGTAGAGCTTCGCGGCCTGCCGGCTGAGCTTGCGGGTATCGGCTACCACAACGCGCTCTATGCCGACGCCTCTGCATTCTGGACACTCAGGGTGCGGCTCCCGCGTAAAGTCGTACCCGAGGCCGCCAGCAAGCTCTGGGACGGGCTTCCCATCACGTAGGGCCTCTGCTGTAGCGGCGTCATATTCGCCGCGCGTCCACATTCGGCGGTGCTCGATACCGTGGCACCAGCGACACGCATCGCGGTGCACGCTCACAAGCTCACGCACGTCCGCCGTAGCGACGTCCCACAGCTCTCGCACCAGCATCGCCGCGTCCACCTCGGCGACGGCGGCGGCAGCGGCCATCCTGCGCTCAATGGCGGCCTTGACGTGAGGTAAAGTGAGCAGTTCATAACCGATCTCTTTGGCGGCGCGTTCACTGTAGCCGGCGCGGATCGCACTTTGAGCGGCATTCCAATCTTTGACGTACTCACGCGCGAAAGCGGCTTGCTTCGGGTTCAACTGACCGTCGAGATCATCCACCGGCGCCGAGGTTGACGCTGCGATGCTGGTGCGCTTGTTACCCATGACTCATCTCCATATTCCCAAGTGTGCTGAGTGTGCTGCGCTAAAGTGCCCTCTCTTAGAAAACCAGTTTCTTAAGACAACTCGCTTTTTCTCAGCACACTCAGCACACTTTCTATAGAATCAACAACTTAGAAATTATGTAATTCCTTCGCTAATTAACGCCGACTCGCGCTGCAAATTCTTCGAACGTTCCGCCTGTGGGAGAAGCCGGCGGAAATGCACCTTGGAGCGGTAGCAACCGGAGCCGTCGGACACAAAGCCCTCTCCTGGTTCTCACCGTCTCTAGCCCGTTCAACGCTTCCGGCTGCCACCGTGTTTGAGAGAGCGGGCTCTCCCCCCGAGCCTCTTTCCAGTTCTTGTAGCTCCGATAGCATTCGACAACTGTGTGAAGCTGCAGGTCTGGGCGGTCGTCGCGCTTCAGGATCTCGCAGCACTCTTTCAACCAGAGTTGCGGAGTGCTTTGAGCCTCAAAGTAATCAGTACTCTCGGCTTCCACCGCCGCGCACTTGGGGAGCTTCCTACCAGCATCCAGCCATTGTCTGTGACCTGCTAGAAGCCACTGAAGAACGTACCCCATCTCGGCCCGCAAGCGCTCAGAGAGGCCCCTATCCTCGCGTCCCAGGAAGGAAACTTTGAAGGGCACGATCTTAAGCCGGGCGCGTAGAGCTTCGTCGGCAGACCTCAATTGCGGTCTGTAATTCCCGTAGACCAACAGCTTGAAAGTCCTCTCGAATTCAAAGAAGTTGCCTCCGATCCATCTGGCGCTGATGCTCTTATCGCCAGTGAGCTGCTTTATGCGGGCCTCGTTCCAATGATCACCGTCTGAAAGTTCAGAGGATGTTGCGAGCCGAAGTCCTTGCAGGTTTGCCATCTCGGTCGGGTGACCTTCAAATTTCTTACTCATCAGTGTTGAAGTGGGGATGGTGCGCGCATAGTCGCCCATCAGAGCCTCCACTAGTTCGCCCAAGGTGTTCTTGCCGGCGCGGGGCACCCCATACCAGAAGCTCAGCCAGTGGTCCTCTACGGCTCCGCTCAGGCACGCACCTAATGAGACTTGGAGGAAGCGGATTAGCTCCTCATCACCTCCAGTAATCTCCGTCATGAATTTGCGGAACGCAGCGCCGTCGCTCTCTGCCTCAGGAGACGCAACCGTGCAGAGCGTAATCTTGTCTGCCGGGTCATGGGGCCGCATCTTCCCGGTTCGAAGATCCATAGTGCCGTCAGGAGTATTCAGCAGATAGTTGTCGCGATCGAACTCTTCGCTCGTGGTCGCAAATTCAGGAAAGCTTTGTAGATGCCGGTTCACTCCATCACAGAATGATGCTGTCACCATTGATGCTTTGTTGGTGTAATTCAGTTCGCTGATGAGATTGAGAATGAAATTATGAACGCTCTTTAGCTCATCCACCTTCCAGCGGGTGTTGTCCCACTTCAGCCAAACTTTACGAGTGTGGTCATAGAGCATCTTCCCCTTCATCCGCCTAGCGAAGATTCGCGCTACGGCTTCTTGTGTTTCGGTATTCGCTATGATCCGCTCCTCGGGCGTAAGAGCCATGCTGCTAGTGGCACGAGGCACGGGCGTCATACTAGCCTCGGGGGGCAAAGGAGCCTGGCCGAAGCCCGCCGCCTGCGCTCTGTCCCCCGGTGACACCCAAGGTTTGTCTGAACTGTCCCGAATGCAGCGGGCCCAATTATTGGTCACCGTCCATTCTTCTTCCGAGAGATAATCCCGCACCTTAGATACTTCGCAAACCTTCGCCCACGCGTCCTCCTCGCTTAAAACCCCCCGAGCAACAAGCGTCCCAACCGTGAAAAAGAGCTTAGTCAAACCGTTATTCCAGAGTGCCGCGCGCTCGAACTCACTGCACGCGGAGCTGAGATACCCCAAGGCCGCCTCAATGTCCGGTGCACTCAGATCCCCCATGGCGCTTGGATCTACCGAGAGCCGCTCTACGGTGCGCTTGGGGAAGTAGAGGGCTATGAGGCACTGCAGCACCATCGTGCAGTCAGCATCAGGGGTTCCGGTTCCTTCATAGGGCATACCGATGGCCATACCCCGATCAGCGGTATATAGTTCGAGGTCGAATTCGTCGTTATCCGTCTCATGAGCCGGCCGCTCCCCAACGTAGCTCCCCACGATATGGATACCGGTGCCCGATGGCGAGACTTCCATATAAGCGCCCGCTGGTCTAAATAGGGCGATTGCCTCATAAGCCTTCTCGGTTAGCTCTCCGGTCTCTGGGTTACGGCAGCCGTCGAGGTCGTAGAAGAAGCGCTGGCTGTCTGCTGTGAAGTAGTAGCCCAGGGCATTGCCCGGTGTCATGCGGCTCTTGTATTCAGCGATCGCCTCGGCCGCAGCCTGAGTCAGATCCCCGCCGCCGAGGTTGTAGAAGTATCCCCCGCTACCGGGCACAAAGGGGCCACCATGTGCTGCACCCAGTAACGCCAATTCGCTCTCAGCCTCCGGAGCGGACTTCATGCCTGCTCCCAGGCTCGCGTAGTTAGGCTTCTTAGCCCAGAGCTTTTCCGGAAGCGCGCTGGCAGTCAACTTGTAGGTGAAGAATTTCCTCTCAGCGTGCAGGTGCCTGAGAAAAGGATGGACGACGATGGGATTTTCGGTTAACATTGAATCACCTTTTAGTTGAACTCTTTAAGCCTCCGGCTCAATCCGGGGGCTTTTTACTTTGTACTCACATCCGAACTATCGGCGAGTCATCGCGTTTCATGTGAGCGGCCCACTGGCACGTTTGTTTAACTCTGCCCGCGTTTGCGCTCCACCATCGTGCCAGCATTTGGGAAGAGCGCCCATGCCTTGAGCTTTGAAGCGACTGAAGCAGTCGCCGCATACGTGACAGGCCATTGTGGTAGCTGCCCCCGTATGCCACATGACTAGCTTTGCGTTGCGCGGCGACATCGCTGCAGAGCATTCGCTGCACTGTGTGCTGCTCACGCTGCCTCCTTGAAGCGCAGGGTATTGAGGATGCGACTCACGTTCGGGAGCGCGCTATCGCCGGCCCTGAACGGCACACTGATCGGTTCGGATTCACCGGCAATTTCGATTCCTGCGAACAGCGGTCCTGATGGCGGCAGCGAGGGTAGCTTGTCCTTACCATCTTCTAGCCAGCGCTCCTCATGCATATGGAAGTGCCTTAAGCCCGTGATCCGTGGGAGACCTGCGTCACCCTCATGGAGCCACATTTCAGCGTCACGCGAGCACAAAAAATAGCTGTTGAGGGTGCCCCCGAGTGCGAACACATGCCTGTAATCCTGACAGCCCATCAAGCGGGAGCACTCGTCGCAAGTCGCATCAGGACGCATCTGCTTTCGCGCCCACTCTTCGATTGAAGCTGACAGCGAGGCATATTGGGCGCGAGTACGAGTCGCATCGAAGCGTTGCGCGGTCAGCATTACGTTGCGCAACGGATAGTCCGTCGGAAACCTGTGCGGGTTGGCGCGCTGATCGTTATAGAGGGCCACCACCAGCGCAAACACGGGCACTGGGAGCTGTCTCATGTGCATCATGGCTGCAATACCCCCGCGCCCTGTGTGCAGTGTCCAGAGCGCCGCGCAGTGAACGCATGGGCGCGTGTGGGCGTGGGTTGCTGCGCTGGTGCCGTCAGCAGCCGTCGCGCGCGCTCAGTCAGCCAGATCGAGCAGAGAAGGCTGGACAGTTTGAGCACTTCTAGGACGGCCACAAGGTGATTGGGCTGGTGGACGCTCATCGCGTCGCCTCGGAGTTTGACATCTCCGCGATCAGAGCCTTTATGCTCTCCACATTCCACGCTCTGGTACGCGGCCCCAAGAGGACGCCCTTTGGGTAGCGACCTTCTCTAATTCCCTGGAACCAGCTGCTCCGTGAAATTGGCAGCAGCGCGGGGATGCCACGCTTGGGGTCGCCTAGAATTCCACGGATTCTTAAGTAGCCGGTCTCCGGGAGCAGCCTTGCGGTATCGTGATTGTTCATGACTCTTGTCTCTCCTCTGTGAAGCACTAATTCGCCCGTACTCATGCAAATTCGCATTAACTTGTCCTCACTTCAAGTTTCAAATAACGGGGGAAGAGCTTCCTCGATTTCATTTGTGGATTGACGGCCATCGACGATGACTCCATATGACTCCGTATGACTCCGTATGAGTCCGGAGTAGTACGGCGGTGCCATCACTTCGAGCCAGTTGACGAGTTAGGTGCCCGAGCAGCGCGAGCCGGTCTCAATGACTTACACGGGCTCACGTAAAAGAGGGGTAGTCGCTCTCGGCGCCGGAAGATTGGGAGGCGGGCGCCGCGCTGATGCGTCCGGCGCCCAACGCTGGCGAATGGTCTCAACTGCTACCAGCGCGTAAGGAATATGGCTGCAGCTTCTGCTA